CGACAGAAACGCTGACGGCTCTGCTGAGCGGTAAGAGCGTTGCAGATTATCTGTACAGCATTTGTCTGCGGTATTTAGGACGCACAGGGCTGATGTATCGGGGGTGTGATTGATGTTTACGAACTGCGATGCGATTACAATTTATCATCCAGAGGGGGCGGTCAATCACCGCCCTGTTTTTCGTCGCCATGTCATCAGGAATGTGTACTGGGAAGAATCCATTGGCAGCCGACAGAACGGAAAAGAGGTGCAGCAGAGTGACAGCATTTATGTCTGCATTCCTGCATCATCTGTGACAGACTACGTTCCGGCACGGGATGACCTGCTGTTTCGTGGCATTATTTCGGAAGAAAAAGAACTGCACGAAATACAGACACTGCCAAACAAACACACCATTACAGCGGTTGCAGATTGCCGGTATGGCTCTGCAGCGGTTCAGCACATCGAGGTGACAGCAAATTGATTACAGGTTTTAAGATTCGCATGCCGACTGCAAAAGATTTTTCCGACCGCCTGCAAAAAGCACAAAAGTTTGTAGACAGTGAGGTGCTGCGAAAAAGCGACCCATACGTTCCGTTCAAGACTGGCATGCTGCGAGATTCTGGCGTTTTAGGAACGAAAATCGGCAGCGGCAGGATTCGCTATCTTGCCCCATATGCACGCAAGCAATACTACAAAGGGCTGTCTACTGGCAAACGTGGCAGATACTGGGTAAAACGTGCGATGACGGCACATGGAGATGCTATTCAAAGAAGCACACAAAAAATATTGAACGGAGCGTGATATTGTGTCAATGATACAGGCAGTATGGGACTATTTTTCCACCTGTCCCCTGCTGGAAAATCAGCGAATTTTAGGGGTTGACCGGTTGGGCGTTGACCCAATCGAATACACCATTGACATTCTTCCCGGCGAGCAAATCGTAAAGCGATATGTGGACGGTTCCAGCATCCGCCAAATCGAACTGACATTTTCCAGCCGAGAACCGTATGGTCGAGATGTTATACAAAACATCCAGAATTCTGAATTTTACGAAAAGTTTGCTGATTGGGTCGAGCAGAACGATGATACCGGAATCTATCCGGACTTTGGCGAAGGAAAAACAGTTAGAAGCATGCAAGTGATTAGCAGCGGCTATGCAGTAGAGGTGACGGAAAAAACATCACGCTATCAAATCCAGCTGCGAATCACCTATTTACAATCATGGAGGTATTGGAAAAATGGGCAAGGGTATTGATAGTTTAAAAACAAGAAAGCGTTCCGAAAAGCTGGCGTTTCTGGAAGTGAAGACTGACAGCACATCCAAGTATGTTCGTCTGGAAGGCTTCACAACACAGACGTTTAACGCAAATGCAAGCGAGTACAGCCGACAGTATGTGGACGAAGACACCGAACGGACAGACGTGAAGAGCTATGCAGAGAGCATCAACTACGCTTTTGACCAGTATGTCGGTCAGGAGGCGTTGGAAGAAATTGTAAAGATTACCGAAAACGAGTTGACTGGTTTTGATGCAGTTCGTAAAATCATTGTAGCCGATATGACAACTTTAACTGGTTCGGGCGATAAAGTACCAACATATTCCGCCGAAGCAACTGTGAGAAGCTATACGATTGTGCCATCCAGCAATGGTGACACGACCGACTGCATGACCTATTCCGGTGATTTTAAGTCCCGTGGAGCGAAGACTAAATGCAGAGTATCGTTTGATAGCGATTTCCAAACGGTAAAAATTGTAGCAGAAAGCACTGTTGCCAGTCAGAGTGCAAAGAGCACGGAAAAGAATGTAGAGGTGAAAAAGTAATTGATGCAGGATTTGTATACAGTTACCATCAATGGCACGAAACTGCATGTTGATGCAGAAGATGCAAGTTTCATGGAACGCTATCAAGCCGCTTATGATGCGATGTCTGCAAATCCTGCAGACACGCTGAACGACAATCCGGCAACAGTGATTCGAAAATACTGTCAGAGTTATCGTAATTTTTTTGATGCTCTCTTTGGCGATGGAACAGCTGCGGCTGTATTTGCAGGAATGCCGGACAATGCAAGAATGTACGATGAAGTTTTTACCGTGCTGATAAAAGCCATATTGGAGCAGCGAATGGCGGCAGCACTGCGACTAACGGAGGCGGCGAAACGATATGTCCCACGAGAATTGGTATAACATCCTGACCGACCGCCTGCCGGACAGTGTGGAAGTGAACGGAAAAACCTATCCAGTTCACACCAGCTTTCGGGATTGGATTTCCTTCTTTTTTCTGCACGAAGATGCAGACTTGACAGACATCGAAAAAGTGACACTTGCAATGAACTGGTATCGGAACGCAATTCCGGGGAACAAAGCAGCCGCTTATCAGGCGTTGCAGGAATTTGCTGCCTGCGAACGTCTGCCAAAGTCCAAACGAAAAACAACGGGAGCACGTTCCACTCCCGTTTTTTCGTATCTGCATGACAGCGTGTATTTGTATTCTGATTTTTTGCGATACTATCAAATCAACTTGCAGACAACACCGCTGCACTGGTTTGCATTTAACGCATTATTTGAAGGGCTGCCGGAGAAAAGCAGCACAAAACAGCGAATTGCGTATCGGTGTATCAATATTGGTCGCATCAAAGACAAGGAAGAACGGAAAAGGATTTTGCAGATTCAGCGTGCAATTGCGATTCCACAGAAGCCCATGACCGCAGCAGAGGTCGGCAGTTTATTTGGATAAGAGGTGAGAAAATGGCAGAAGAAAAGGCATTGGTCTTTGACACTGGAATTGATAAAAGCGGATTAGAAAAGGGATTGGCAGAAATAGAAGAATCCATTGTATCCACTGCTACCAATTCTGAAAAAGAAGCAGAAAAAGCGTTTGACAGCATGAAGTCCCAGGTTGCAAAACTGGCAAATTCCTACAAAGAAGCCGGAATGACAGCATCCGATGCCATGAAAAAGGCATGGGAAGAAGTACGAGATGGTTCATCTTCTTTCCAAACCGCAGAAAGGAATGTGTCTGGATTTGCTGAGAAAGCAGAATCCGAATTACAGAGCGTGGAAGAAGTTGCAAGTCAGTCGTTTTCTACGATTCCGCAAAATGCTGAAAAGAGTTTTGAAGCTGCTGGAACATCTGTAGACCAGTTTTCCGAGAAGCTACAGAAAGTCATGGCGACTGCTGGGCTGGCATATGGAGCGAAGGAAATTACGGAAATCGGCACGGATTACGAACAGGCTATGAAACAGGTTGCTGCTGTTACAGGTGCCGGCGCCGAAGAAATGAATGCCATGAGCGATTCCATCCAAAAGATTTATACCAGCGGCATTGGTGAAAATCTGGAAGAAGTTGCTGGGGCTGCTGCCCTGGTAAAACAGCAGTTTGGCGATATTGATTCCAGCACGCTGGAGCAAATCACACAGGATGCCATTGCAATGTCTGGTATTTTCGGAACAGATTTGAACGAAACGCTGCGAGGGGTCAACGCTCTGATGAGCAACATGGGATTGAGTGCGGAAGAAGCCTTCGACTACATTGCAAAAGGCACACAAAATGGGTTGGACAAAAGCGGTGAACTCTCTGACAATCTGGCGGAGTATTCGCAGATTTGGGAACAGGCTGGATTTTCCGCAGAAGAGATGTTCTCCATCCTGCAAAATGGCTTGGACAGCGGTGCATACAATCTGGATAAAGTCAACGACTTTGTAAAGGAATTTTCCATATCTCTTTCTGACGGCAGAATCGAAGAAAATGTAGACAAGTTTTCGCTGGGAACACGAAATCTGTTTGCAGAGTGGCAGAACGGGAAAGCATCGCAGAAGGATGTGTTCAACTCCATCATTTCGGACTTATCCAATATGACAGACCAGCAGGAAGCCCTGTCCATTGCATCCTCTGTTTGGAGTGCTTTGGGCGAAGACAATGCGATGAAGGTCATTACCTCTCTGAACAATGTGAACGACACTTACAGCGATGTAAAAGGCACGATGGAATCCATCGAAGAAATCAATTATGACAACTTTGCAGACAAAACTGCTGCACTGAAACGGCAAGTCGAAATGGATGTCATTATTCCCATCACGCAGAAATATATGCCGAAAATCGAAAAGGCAATTGACTATGTTTCTGAACACTTGGATGAAATTGTAGAGCATGCAAAGCCGATTGCTGCTGGAATTGCAGCTGCCTTTGCGGTAAAAAAGATTGTGGATTTCGGAACGACCACCGTCAACACAGTCAAAACCATTAAGACTGCCT